CATTGGACCGCATTGAAGTCGTGACGGTCTCGTCCAAAACCCGCCGCGTAGGAGCATGAAATGGCACTGGATCTGAACGGACCCGCCGAGATCGTCGAGGACAAATACGCCCGATCCGTCGCGCTGGCCGAGGCCGCGAACCGAGAGGCTGCGGCATGCGCCACGGCGTTGGCGAACAACTTCTACAAGCCCGGCCAGATCGACGTGCGCTGGCAGACGCTGGCAGCGCCCAATCTTCCTCCCATCCCCGACTTGCCACAGCTGCCCAACGTCACCTTTGATGAGCCGGAGGGTATGCCGGGGAGCCTGATGCTCCAGATGGACGACGTGCAGATCGACAGCTTCGAGGTCACGCCGCCGGAGCTGAATTTCGGCCAGGCCCCGACGCTGAACATCGGGCAGGCCCCGGCGCTGCCCGAGGTCCGCGACGTCGCTGTGCCAGATGCCCCAGATGTCGTGCTGCCGGACGCCCCCCAGTTCCTGCAACTGCAGACGCACACCTTCGGCGGCGTGAACCTGCACGAGGACTGGCTGGAGAAGCTGGACGACATCCCGACGCTGTCCGTGTTGCGGCCCGCGCCATTCCAGCACACGCCCGGGGCGAAATACGCCTCGCAGCTGCTGGACAACCTGAAGGCCTCCCTGAATGCGCGCATCCAGGGCGGCTCCGGAATCGCTCCGGCGGTCGAGCAGCAGATCTGGGATCGTGCGCGCGACCGCGAAACGGCCCTGGCGCTGGCGCGCGAGCAGGAGGTGTTGCGCGGCGCCGAAGCTCTGGGCTTCCCGCTGCCCAGTGGCGCGCTGGCGGGCCAGCTGGCGGACGCGCGCCGCGAGTTCCACGACAAGCTGTCGGGCCTGTCGCGGGATGTGGCCATCAAGCAGGCCGAGATGGAGCAGCAGAACGTCAAGGACGCCATCACCCAGGCCCTGCAGTTGGAGACCACGCTGCTGGACGACGCCTACAAGCTGGAGATGCTGGCCTTCGAGACCGCCAAGACCACGGCAGACAATGCCCTGGCCGCCTTCAATGCGGCGGTCGAGCACTACAAGGCGCTGCTGGCAGGGTACCAAGCCTATGCTGCCGCCTATGACACGGTGATTCGGGCCGAGCTCAACAAGGTCGATGTCTACAAGGCCATGCTGGCGGCCGAGCAGACCAAGGCCGACATCAACAAGTCCCTGGTGGATCGCTACCGCGCCGAGATCGACGGGAGCATGGCGGTGGTCGAGATCTACAAGGCCCGCGTGGGCGCGGCCCAGACCCTCGTCGAACTGGAGAAGGCCCGTATCCAGGCCGGCGGCGAGCAGGTCCGGGCCTTCGTGGCCACGGTCAACGCCGAGACCGCCCGCGCCGACATGTACAAGGCACAGGTCGGCGCTGAGGGCACCAAGGTGGAGGCCTTCCGCTCGCTTACCCAGGCGTATGCATCGAAGGTCGGGGCCCAGGCCGAGAAAGCTCGGGTCGAGCTGGCTCGGTATCAGGCGCAGATTGCCGCGAAGACACTGGAGTGGGATGGCTGGAAAGCCCGGCTGTCGGCCGCCAGCAGCCGCATGGAGGCCGCCGCGCGCCAGTCGTCAATCGTTGTGGACGGCTACCGCCTCGGCGCGTCGGCCGCGGAGGCCCAGGCCGGCGCGTACATGCGGCGTTGGGAAGCAGATCTCAAGCAGTACGAGGCAGGCACAAATCTGACCTTCCAGGTTGCGAAGGCCAACAACGATGCAGCGATGCACGCCAAGGACGCGCAGCTGGACGCGGCCAAGGTCGCATACACCACTGCGGCGCAGCGCGTGGCCAGCGCGTGGTCGATGGTGTCCACGACAGCGGGCATCGGCGGCAGTGTCAGCTTGAACTACAGCGGTCAGATCTGATGCCGCCCCCGGCTAGGGTTCGCTTCTTGGCGCCCTGGCCGGGACACTGCGGAGCATGACGACACCGGCATGCCTCAGCTTTTCGATCTACCAGGGCGCCACCTTCCGCGAGGAGCTGGAGCGCGTGACCGTGCCCTATGTGGTGCGCGAGGAATGTGGTCGTCTGATGGATGCGTGCACAGGAGCTGCCGTGCCCGATGCCGACATCACCCGCGAGGACTACACCGGCTGCACGGCGCGCGTCCAGCTGCGCCGCGAGATCGATGACCCGGAGATCCTCCTGGAGCTGAGCACGGCCAACGGCGGTATAGAGCTGGATAGCGCTTGGCTGCGCCTGCTGATGACGGCCGAGCAGACGGGCGCCTTTGTCTACGGCGACATGCCGCCAGGATGGACCTCGTGCGTGGGCCAGGTCGAAGTCACGCGACCGAATGGCGACGTGGAGCGCCAGTACGAATTGCGCTTCGGGTTGTATCCGGAGGGCACCAGGTGACCACCATCGTTTCCAGCCGTCCGGGCCCAACCATCGTCGAGCGTGAGACCTCGATTGTGGTGATGCGCAGGGGCGGAGAGACGGTGGTGGTGCGGCAGCCGGCTCCCCCGGCCGTTGTTGTGACCCGTGGAATTCCTGGTCCGCGCGGTCTGCGTGGAGTGCCTGGGCCGCCCGGCGGCGCCACCACTGTCAAGGTCGGCCCGCTGCCCATCAGTGGCCACAGCGTGGTGGCCTGCGACAGCGCTGGCGAACTGGTCGCAGCCGACGCTACCAATCCTGCGCACCGCGGCGCCGTGTTGGGTGTGGTGGCCGATGCATACAGCCCTGGCGACGACGCCGTGGTGCAGACCGGCTACGTCCTTGAGCACGCCGGCTGGACCTGGGCGCCCGGCCCGGTGCTGGTCGGGCTGTCGGGCCAACTGGCCCAGGCCCCGCCCGCTGGCGCGCTATTCGCTCAGGTCATCGGCCAGGCGCTGTCTTCCACCCGCGTCCTCATCGACATCAACCCACCAATCACCCTTGCTTGAATAGGAGTCCACCATGGCTGGCAAGAAATTTCTACGTCTCGTCAACAACTTGGTCACCGAGGTGCTGGGCATCCAGACATCGGCCGGCGCAGCCAATGCCGGCGACATCGTGGCCCTGGATGATTCGGGCCGTATCGACAACAGCATGATGCCCGTAGGCATCGGCGCGGACACTGCCGTCATCGCCGCCAGCGAGGCACTCGCGGCCGGCGATTGGGTTAACGTGTGGAACAGCACGGGCGCCAAGGTCCGCAAGGCCGACGCCACCACGTCCGGCAAGGAGGCCCACGGCTTCGTGCTGGCCGCCGTCACCAGCGGTGCCAACGCTACGGTGTACTTCGAGGGCACGAACACCCAGGTCACCGCCCAGACCCCTGGGCCTGTATTCCTGCAGACCACTGCGGGCACGGGCGGCGCCACGGCGCCCAGCGCATCGGGCAACGTGGTGCAGCGCCTGGGCGTGGCCGTGAGCACCACCGCCGTGAACTTCGAGGGCGGCGTGCCCGTAGTTCTGGCCTGATTCACCATGGCTTCTCGGCGTCCCTTGGTCAACGTCAGCGGCAGCATCCGCGAGCTGCCCGCGGGCGACACGCTGCCCGGTGTGCGCGAGCTGCTCACCGCTGCGCGCACCTACTACGTCCGCACCGATGGCAGCGACAGCAATACCGGGCTGAGCAATACTGCGGGCGGGGCATTTAAAACTCTTCAGCGAGTTGCTGAAATTGTTGTGCCTATAGATTTCGGCGGATACACAATCACCGTGCAACTCGCTGACGGCACTTACACTGACTCTGCCGTATTCACCAAAACATTGAACGGTAGGGTGTCGATTGTCGGGAACGCGTCGAGTCCAAGCAACGTCGTCATATCGACATCTGCAAGCTGCATCACGTCCTCCGGTGCAGGCACTGACGTGACGGTCTCGAAATGTCAGCTTCAATCGTCATCTGTTTCTGCGCTGGTCGGCACAAATGGTGCGTACATCACCGGTACCGACAACATCTATGGGGTGTGCGCCTTCGCGCATGTGGCTGCACTGCTCCGGGGGCAAGTCGTCATCACGGGCACGGCGCAAATTATTGGCAACGCCCCATCCTTTGCAAACCTCGATAACGGCTTCCTCGACACCACACTTGTGGCGTTCACTCTTACTGGCTCTCGATCCTTTGCGGCGGCGTTTATCTACGCTGGCTCGCTGAGCTATGCGCGCGTCGTACTTCCTACATTCACAGGTTCTGCAACCGGCTCACGTTTCACCACTGCGGGCAATTCGATGATCAACGTGAATGGGGCGGGGGACAGTTTCCTGCCTGGCAATGCGGCGGGGACTAGAACCAGCGGGGGTGAATACGCATGATCAGCTACCAGCTTTCGAGCGAAATGGGGCACGTATTCCGCTGGAGCGACGGCGTGCGAGCAACCATCCCATTGGTTGATGCGCGGGGCCTACCGCCGAATCCCGAGGCAGTCGAGTACCGCGCTTGGCTCGCAGCCGGCGGCGTGCCGCTACCTGCCGAACTGCGGCCGGCAGCCGAGATCGCGGCGGGCCTGCGTCTGGCCCTGGCTGCAGAGTACCGCAAGCACATCCAGGTGATCGCCGCAGGCTACCCCCTGAGCGAGCGCGAGAGTTGGCCCGTGCAGACGGAGGAGGCGAGGGC